AATTTTTGTGTGCTTAACATTAAATTTTTTACATTGTCTACGCAAAAGCCATCCCCTTTGCGGGAAATTAATTCATAGATTACACCTGTTAATTCAGATGGTTTGGTAAAGACTTGGACTAACCCGGGACAGGTCATTGGTTCGTCAGAGAGGAACTCAGCATAGCCAGCTTCCTTCCATTCATGCATTGCTTCTTCTACGTTATCAACTTGATAAGCCACATGATGAACACCCCCAATATTGCTCCGCTCAGCAACCCAATCACCAACAATAGATCCAGGAGGACCATCACTGACAAATAGTTCAGGCGGCGCGTGATATTCTGCCTTGATAGGTCCTTTTCCATATTGTAGTCCCATTAATACTTTATATACCCAGTGGCTAGTTTGCGTATGTCTTACCTCCGGTGGTATAAGCGATAGACAATCAGCTGTTGAATTATCATCAAATTCAATTTGAAATTCAGTACCTATAGTATAACCGAGAGTACCTGCAAAGAACTTAGATGTCTTATAGCGATCTTTAACTCGGTAGGCAATATGATCAAGTCTCATATATATTATTTTAACATATATGAAAGAGAAGTCAACCTAAATGCCGGTTAGCTAATCCGGTCCTCCTACTGCAGAAGGCGTGCAAGCTCACACTACATTTAGGTTAACATGACTATTTAATCGGTAGGAAGTGCACCTGCATACCAACCTTCAGGTAGATGCATCTTATTTTTAGATAGGACCCATTCACCATTCTTAAGGACATACACTTTACCTTTTACATCAGGTCCAATGCGTACCATTTGAGCATGTGTGTCTACGAATACGACTTTTGTGCTACCGCATCCGAGAAGAATCAGACTAAGAGTCAGAACCGCTGAGAGTTTGAGAAGTTGTTTCATTTTTTGATTTTCTTTCAACTTCCATTATACGCTCACGCCACTTGTTTTTCAACTTTTCAGGTGTTTTATCTGCGTCCGATGCTTTCTTATCTTGCTTCATTTCACCAGAAAAGAATTCTAAGAGTGCGGCAATAACTTGTTTTAACCAAAGCATAAAAGTATTTATACAATAAAAAACCCGGCTCAAGGCCGGGCTAAACTATGAGATGTGTTTATTGGTTTAGGCTTTAAAGAATTCTTTATTACCACCAGTGACTTTTCCACCAACCTTATTATTTTTGGTCTTGGCGTGGGTGAAGCCCTCTGGCTGATTTTTCGGTTTGCCGCCATCATCTTGGCCACTAGAACCGCCATCGGCAGAACCACCCGCGGGTGCATGAGCACTACCACCGGCTTTGTTGTTCTGTCCTTGCAACGATGCAGTGGCATCAGGGGCCGCTGTTAGCTCAACGTGGCTCTCGCGAAACCCATGGTTGCCTTCTTCGTCCATTCCAAGATCATCAAGGCCACCTTCTGCATCTTCGAGATCTTCCATCTCGTCTTCCCCGTTACCGAGTAGTTCACCCAGCGCGCCGTGAAGTGTCTCTGCAACATCACGTGGTAGGTCTAAAGTTACTGTGTCTCCACCTTCGTCGTCAAGTCCGAGCTCGTCACCGCCAAGCTCATCACCAACTCCAAGATCGATTTCTTCGTCGCCCATAACGTCTTCGTATAAGCGATCAAATGTAGATTTGTTCTGATTTTGTCTCATAGTAGAATTATTTATTTTATTTGCTTCCTTTTTCACTGACTTCTCGTCTTTTTCTTCACTATCTTCGTCATCTTCGTCATCTTCGTCATCCATCCAGGGCGGTTTACCTTTACCTTTACCTTTACCTTCAGATACTACAGGCTGAGACAGCCCCTTCTCATTATATGCTGAATCTTTCTTCTTGTCCTTGTTAGTATCGTTTGGAGATTCTTCGAATCCTTCAGCAGCGTGAGGGCCACCCTCTGTAAACCCTTTAAACGATGCGGCTTCCGTGCCTTCCATGTCTGTAGTTGCGTTAGCTTTTTGACCTTCGGCTAAAACCTGACTATAAAGCTCACCCATTTCCTCAATATGTTTTACTGGCATATAAATATTTATATCAGACATGAATAATAAAGAGGAAAATTTTCACGGACCTGCAGAAAAACATTTTTATCTAGGTAATGTAAACTTACCTCGAGGAAATGCAGAATTTGAATGGACACCTGAAAGGGTAGCGGCACTCAAAAAGAGTAAACGAAATATTCTGTTTTTTGCAGAGAATTACTTCCATATAGTTAATCTCGACCGCGGTAAAGAAAAGATTTCATTATTCAAGTGCCAGAAACGTGTCCTCAGGGCTTTGAGGGATAATCGGTTTGTGTGCTTAATGGCTAGCCGACAAATAGGTAAGACTACACTTATGACAATATACTGTCTGTGGATTGCATGCTTTCAAGATGATCAACGTATATTAATAGTAGCAAATAAAGAACAAACAGCTATTAATATTTTTAGAAGAGTTCGTATGGCGTATGAGCTGCTTCCTAATTTTTTAAAGCCCGGTGTTGTTGAGTATGGTAAAACTACCATGGCACTGTCTAACGGATCTAGTATCGGTATATCCACTACATCATCGGATGCCGGACGAGGTGATTCATGTAATGTATTAATTCTTGATGAGTTAGCATTTATTGACAATCATCTAGTTCAAGATTTTTGGAGATCAGTATACCCTATTATTTCGAGTTCAGCAAAATCTAAGATATTTGTAGCCAGTACTCCTAATGGTACAGATAACCTATTTCATCAATTATATGCTGGCGCTGAAAGAGGAGAGACCAATTGGCATGGTGAGCGAGTAGATTGGTGGGAAGTACCCAATCGGGATGATCAGTGGAAAGAAGATACTATGAAGTCTCTAGGTAGTAAAGACGCATTTGATCAAGAATTTGGAAATGTATTTTTACAGACCGGTGAATCCGTTCTTGATGAGAAGCTATGGGATGAATTGAAAAAACAATGCTGCGAACCGGAGTTTGTATTTGATGATGGCAAGTATTTGATGTGGGAGGAACCTAAAACCGATCACATATATACTATAGGGGTTGATATCGCAGAAGGAGTTGGGGAAAATGCAAGTGTTGTACAAGTATTAGATATAACTGATTTGACGAATATTAATCAAGTTGCAGTATATCACAACAATATGATATCCCCGTATAATTTCACCACAAAGCTATTTGAGATACTACAGCACTGGGGATCACCACCGGCTGCTATTGAAAGAAATAATTGCGGTGCACAAGTAGTCGACGGTCTTCGTAATCAACTAGGCTACAGTAATCTTATACAGTTTGCACCTAAAAAGTCAAAGTCTACTACGTACGATCATAGATTAGGCGTTATTGCTCATACTAACACCAAATATAAAGGAGTTATGAATATGAGATATTGGATCAATCAGCTAAATGTTATACGATTTAAAGATATACAGACGCTTAATGAGCTCAAAACATTTGTCCGATATCCAAATGGTACATGGTCAGCTAAAAAAGAAGTTGTATGTTTTGATGACAGAGTCATGTCACTCATATGGTCTCTTATTGTACTTGAAGCTACTGTTACCGAATCATATTATGAAGTTACACAATATGATGACAATCAAAAACCGCTAATGTTAAAATCCCTTGATTATGGTATACGAGAATTTGTTAATCCGTTATCCATATATAATAATGAGAAGATGTCAGGTATTGATAGCGCACTACCTATGATTATGGAGTCCGGGCAGACACAACAGCAAACAGACATTGAGGAATTGATATCTGACGGGTGGACGATACCTGGCCAACCAGGCCCGTCTGAAGACAACTGGGAGAAACAAAATTTTCACTATTAAAGGCATATAAATGGCAGAATCAATAAATCAATCTATTTTAAACAAGGCACGCAAAGACAAATTTTTATTGTCCTTATCTATACCTGCAGCACTAAAAGATTTTGTAACTAAGACAGATAGACGAACTAACGAAAAAAGTGAACGAACAGTTATACCTGATGCTCTTCAGTTTTCTATCTTTGGAGCTGTTGTTCCTGGAACGAGTGTACCTGATACAGAAATACCATATGCAGGACAGACATTAAGAATATCCACACATGCTCGACCTGCATACGATGATGTAACTGTTAACTTTACTATCGATAATGAATTTAACAATTATTGGTATATATGGAGGTGGCTACAGGTATTAAATGATCCTAAGCTTTCAACATACGATGTTAATAGTGATACTCCTATAGGCTCACGAGCATCTTTAACTTCGCCTAATCTACTAGATGATTATCAAACAACCTTTACATTATTTGGTTTAAATGAATATAATAAGCAAACTATAGAGTTCACATATACGAAGGCATTTCCTATATCTCTAGGTGACATAACGTATAGTTATAGAGACCCCGCGGAAGCTGAATGCTCATTTACGTTTACCTTTACCCAAATGTTGGTAAAACTGCTATGACGGTCCGAAAATGGACTCGAAAAACCATAAATAATTGTAACCATGGCAAGAACAATTCAATCACCAGGCGTAGAGATTAACGAGATTGATCTTTCGTTGCGACCCGTCATACCTGTAGGCACAGATGTACTAGTACCGGGATTTGCAGCACAAGGACCATCTGACGAAGTCTTAGAAATTACCAGCTTATCTGAGTTTGAGGTAGTATACGGCATGCCCACCAATGCAGCTGAAAGATACTTTTATCACACCGCGAAGTCCGTCTTTGCAAGTGACGCGCGTTTGATGTGCACACGCTTGCCCTACGGGTCTGCAGAAGGCTTAGGATTTGGTGATACATATACCGCTCTGTTCTTTCCCGTATTACCGTTTGATTCTGGTCAAACTACATTTAATGCTGCCGCTAGCGCTGCTGGTGTTGCTTGCTCCACTGCTACTGGTGGTTATATTCTCGGTAAACCAACAATGATTGAGCTTGACAAATCAATGTATCTTGATCTACAAAGGGGAAACTTTACGTGGAGCGATAATGTAGCGTGCAACGCGGCATTTACTAATGCGTCATCGACATGGGGCAAAGCTGGCCTGATCGTTACAAATAAGTCAAAATCTACGATTAATGATAGATATGAAGGTTATTAT